TAAAATCTCTCCAGTATAGTCTTTTACTATTTCTTTTATCCATTCATAACCATATTCTTCATTTGTATGATTATACATACCCAAATAGATATTATTTTTATGACATTGTTCTAAATATTCCGGTGTTTTTTTAATTTTTCTAATATTTTTGTCATAAACCGCCACTTGCCAATTTGACATTCTTTCATTTTTTTCCAATATCATTTTTTTTAAATCTTCAACATCACATAATCCTTTATTTGATTGTTTCCAATTTTCATTTATTTTTGATAATAAATACCCAATGGACTCTTGAAAGTTATTTTTATTTAACAAAGGTCTTATATTTCTTTTCTTTTTTGTCCATACATTGGGATATTCCATAAAAAAATATTGTGCTACTTGTTCGGGAATATTTTTATCTATATCCTCTGGGAATTCCGGCAACTCCGTATTTTTATTTATCATTGCATAATTGAATTTTAATTCTTCCATATTTTCCACCATTGTCAATTCAATATCGATATTTAAATCGTTATATCCTGCGTTTTCTAATTTTTTCATCGCCGTAAAACGATGTTGCCCATCTACCAAATAATATTTATTATCATATTCATGAATATTTATCGAACCTAAAAAATTAAAATGTCCACACTTCTTCTTATATAAATCTTGTAGTTCTACTATTTCTTTTACCTTATCATCATCCCGTATTCTCTGTTCATTTGGAATCATTATTTTATGCCGTAAAATATCCTTTAAAAATATATTTCCAATTATTCTATTGTTTTTTTTATATGAGTTAATAAAAAATTTATTCATTTATTAAATAATAAATTTTATTCTTTAATTACATTATTTAATTCTTTTAAGCAAACTTTTTAAACTTTTATTTTTTACCCTTTTTACCATATTGTCGCATTCTTCTGGCTCTTTGATATTTTTCAAACTCACAATTCAATTCATTTAATTCTTTTTTCCACATTTCTTTCAACGTTGTTTTCTTTAAAATATCATATTCCGCCATTTTTTCATCCTTATCTTTTAATAATTTTGCAACATTTTCTTCTTCTACCTGTTCGATACGCATACCTCTTAAATATTTATATTCTTCATCCTCGTCCATAACGTCATAATTTCGCTCTTTCAATAACGCAATTACTTGCTCTTTCTTTTTCTTTCTCAAATCAATAGTATCATCACACTGCTCCAAAATAAACCTCGCCTTATTTGTTAATAATTTCACCTGATATTCCATCAAACCTAACATGTATTTTTTTCTTTTATTATATCCCAAATATCTGATATTATAATAATCATTAATAATTTCATACACGTCTTTATATTTCTTCAATCTATTTTTTTCTGTAAATAAGTTCATATTTGTTAAAGATTTTGTTACTGTTAAGTTTAATGTTTTTTCCACCATGTTAATATTCTCGTCATGGGTTTTTGACAACAAATTTGGTAAAACACCCGGATAAAATTTTAATGTAAAATCTACTTGAACATCTGTACACATATCTATCTTTTTCTTGATAAGCGGCGTCTTCTTTTTTCCACTCTTTGTCTTTTCAGTCATTAAATATTCCAAAAATTCATTATAGTCTGTAGTCCATGTTCCAATTGGAAGTTCCGTAATCTTAATTGTATCTGCACTCACTACTTTGTATTTCCCTTTAATTAAATATTTACTTTGTTTTCCATAATTCTTGATTACCTTTCCATTAAAATTTTCAAAATATGGATGCAACTCAATATTTTTCTCTACACCATCGATTTTATTTTCTATATATTTAATAATTTCTGCCAAATTATAAGATGTCCCTTCATAACTAAATCCTGTTCCAATTCCTTTTCCGCCATTTACTAATGAAAATGGCACAATCGGTAAATAAAATTCTGGCTCCACCTTTAATCCATCATCGTCGTTGTAATTTAAAATCGCTTTATCTTCTTCTCTAAAAATATATTTTGTCAATGGGTTCAATGCTGTAAAAATATATCTTTCACTAGCATGGTCTTTACCACCCATCAATCTTGTTCCAAACTGACCATTTGGCATTAAAACATTAATATTATTTGAACCAACATACTCCTGTGCCATTCCAATAATACCCTTAATTAAACTCATCTCGCCGTGATGATATCCAGAATGTTCGCTCACATATCCTGATAATTGTGCAACCTTTATTTCATTTGTTAGATTTCTTTTAAAACAAGAATACAAAATTTTTCTCGTGCTAATTTTTAATCCATCCATCATGTTTGGAATAGACCTATCACAGTCATATTTTGAAAAATGTTTCATTTCTTTATCCACAAAATCTTCATATGTAATATTTTTCGTTTCTGCATTTAATACCTCGTCTTTGTTATAATTTCCTAACCATTTTTTTCTATCATCTGCTCTATGTTTGTTAAATACTTTATCAATTGAATCACTACAATTTTCACTAAATTTAAATGTTACCATTTTTTTATTTTTGAAATATTGTTTAAATTCTTTTGAAGAACTAGTACCCAAACCCTTAAAATATTTAATCTTCCAACCCTTACCATCATTATTATTTTTTTTCCATGATTCATATTTACTCTCATTATAGAAATCTAATTCTTTTTTACCTTTCTTTGCTTTTAAAATTGGGGTATTCATAAATCCAAGAAAATTGTCGATTTCAATCAACTCTTTCCATTGTGAATGAAACATATTAATACATAAACCTTTAATATGTGACCCATCCAAATCCTGGTCTGTCATAAATAATACTTTTCCATATCTTAAGTTCGTTTGGATTAGGTCTTTAGTATACTGTTTGCCCGTCACCAATCCCACGATTTTTTTGATACTCGTAATTTCTGCATTTGCATTAATTTTTAATTGTGAAATATCTTTAGTGTTCAATAACTTTCCTTTCAATGGGAAAACTCCAAACCAATTTCTATCTTCTTTGCTTAATCCTGATACAATACCAGCTTTGGCTGAATCTCCTTCACATAAAATTAATGTGCATTTATTACTTTCTGGTGTTCCTGCCTTGTTTGCATCCATTAATTTTGGAATACCTCTGATACTTGATGTTTTTTTTCCATCGTTTTTTTTTGCTGCTTTATTCGCTTTCACCTCGTTTAATGCTATGGCTGATTCCATCACACCCATTTTCGCCAGTTTTTCAATAAACTTGTCACTTACCTCACATTTAGAACCAAATTTTGCAACTGGTGTATTTACGCATTCTTTTGTTTGACTATCAAATGCTGGATTTTCAATAATACAATTCAAAAATAGCATTAATTGCTCTTTAATTGTAATAGGTTTAACTTTTATCTTTTTCTTTTTTTCAATATATACAAGCATTTTCTTGACAATTTGATTCATAACATAATCAACATGCTTCCCTCCTTTCTTTGTATTAATACCATTAACATATGATACTTGCGTGTATTCATCTAATGGACTGATGCATACAGCATATTCCCATCTATCATTGACTTTTTCATATAATCTCGTAGTTTCTTCCTTGTTTCCAATATATCTATCAATGTATCCTTCAAACGTTTTAATTGGAACGACTTTATTATTAAATTTTACTCTAATTGTCTTATCTGTCACTGCAGCAATATCCCAGGTTCTCTTTTTAAAAAGTTGAAACATATCATCGGTTAATCCTTTTAAACCAAATCTTTCGTAATCTGGCAACCAAGATACTTTTGTGTATGGTTTTAAATCTGTTGATGTAACTTTTGGTTTGCAAATTTTTCCCAAATTATCTTCAAACCTCTGCGTGTATTTCTTTTTTCTAATATGGTCTACTGTTTCAATCTCACCCCATTTAGCATAAATCAATACTAACTTAAACCCGAAACCGTTCTTTCCACCAACAATTTTCTTTGCCTTTTTATCATAATTTGTGCCGGTTCTCAAATGACCGAAAATCATTTCCGGAATCCATAGTTTATGTTCTGGATGTTTTTCAACGTCAATGCCATTTCCATCATTTAACATTGTAATAACACCTGTCTCTTTATCTACAGTAATTTCAATATTTTTAACAGGAATTATTTTTTTACTTTTTTTCTTTCCATTTAATCTAACATAATGGTCGCGAGCATTCACAATACCTTCGTCAAAACATTTATATAACCCAGGAACCCAATGGTATGTTGAATGAATCATTTTATCGTCGTTTAGTAACCAACCTCTTTCTTCATCCGGTTCAATACTACCAATGTATGTATCTGGTGCATCTTTAATATGCTCAATATCGGTTTTTTTTTGATATTTTTGTTTTAAATCTTCGGTTTTGGACATTGTGTTTAATTTAATATATATTTTTTTATATTTGTTTTATTAAATATTAAAAGTGAAATCAATTTATAATGATTTTTGGGAAATTTTTCCCAAATCATTAATGGTAACATCACTGTAAAAGAGATTTCATCAATAGTATTTCCCTTTTTTGACCCAATACTATTTCTTTAGCCAACCTGAATAATGGTGGATTATATTTAAAATTGTTTTCATTTTTTAATAATTTTTCGGTAGTTGTTAAAGCTGTAGAATGATGCGGTATCATTCTTCTCAACCATTGATTTTCATTCACGTATAATTGTTGTCGCAATAGCATTGTTGCACAAATAGAAAAAATAATTCCAACAGAGAAAACTAACGAGTTAAAATGCCCCATAGATAAATAATGAACAATCTCATGTGCCCAAATCATATTTGATGCCATTAATAAACCACCATAGAACAGTGTCTGTGATAGATATAAGTCTGAAAAACTATATGCTAAAATGTTCATAGGATTAAATAACATTCCAACTATTACCATCACAATAAACATAATAATTTGTTTTTTATATAAATTTGATTTCATTTATACAATATAAAAATAAAAAAATAATAAAAATAAAAAAATAAAAATAAAAATAATAAAAATAAAAATAATAAAAATAAAATAATAAAATAATAAAAATAAAAATAATAAAAATAAAATAATAAAAATAAAAATAATAAAAATAAAAATAAAAATAATAAAAATAAAAAAATATAATTTTTATTATATTTTATTTAATGTTTTTTTTTGAAATTGAAAATTTCAAAAAAAAAACATTAAATAAAATATGCGTTTGGATATATTTAGTAATAAATATTTTTTCTTTTTATAATATATATAATGACAGGAAGAAATTGGAAAAGAACTACTGACCACAAATATCTTGTAAATGGTAAGAAATACGATATGCTCGTTGGTTCCAGACGTCAAGTTTGGAACGGAACAGCATACAAAACCAACCCAGGTAAGAAAGCCCTTACCAAAAAGCATTTGATGCAAAAGAAAAACGGCAATATTGTCTCCAAGAGAAAAAGCGCCACCGCCAAAAGACAAAAGCATTTGGGTAAATACATCGACCTTGCTCGACGAAACAAAGGCAAAAAATTCCAGAAAATGACGAAGGGTCTCGTGAAAAAATCGCAAACGATGCGTAGAAAGAAACGCAGAAAAGGCACCAGAAAACGCCGCTAATTAATTTTTGTCCCAAGTTGTAATTGTTGTCCATCCGGATTAACAATTACTACTACGTCTTCATTCATTTTATCCAATATTTTTTCATCAATCATTTTTTCCTCTAATATTTTTTTTAATAATTCAACAATTTCTATTTGTTCATTGAGAGCACGCATTTCAATATCTGCTAATTCAAGTTCTAGTTGTAAATCATGTGAAACATTTCTATTAACATAAAAACCAAACCTAATCATAAATAGTGCTAATAAAACAAACAATATACTATATAAAACTAGTTTTAAGTATGCCATTTTTCTTCTTTTTTTTCAATAAAAAATTGAATAAATAAAAAATCAATTTACATTATAGACTCGATATTTTCAAGAAAATACGTTTTACTGACTACCATGTTATTTTTTTTTACTTTTTTACAATATTTTTTATACAATTCTATTTTACTAATTTCCTTTTTAATTGCGAGAGAATTTATAGCATCTTTCATTGATTTTCTTTTGTCCCAATCCTTGCATCTATATCCAAAAATTGTCTTATTATTTGTAATATTAATAAATGGAAATTGCATTTCTATTATTTTTAATAATTCTCTCTCATTTGTTTTTTTAATTCTAGAATATTTTTTAAAAAAATAAAATATCTCGCTTA